ACACAAAGTCGGGAGAGTAGAGATAAAGAAAAGTTAAAAACAATACAAACCTGCAGTAAACATGAGTAAGTTGATAGCTAAGTCACTAAGGCTAGGTTCTGGGAGATACTCAGATATGTCATTACAGACTAGTTCCATAGCCAATCTCAAATCAGAGATTTCGGAGGCACTAATAAGCATGGAAGGTAAGCCAGATGAGATGACTATTACAAAAGTCACTCATAACTGGAACTGTACTGCCGATGGTTCATCACTCATTACCGAGCTGGGAAACCCATCCAGGAACAAGTTCTATAGATTTGCTGCTATAATTGTGAAATTTCAACCATTGCTCTTAACTGATCCAGGCACTGGTGTGCTTAACATCCTGAATGAATCCATTTCAAAGGGCAAGAGGTTCCTCCATCACATTCTTAGTATCCCTTTCAATTGTAATGAGCATTGTGTTTATATAGCTGGGTCAGAACAATGGATAGATTCTGAGAAAGGTAAAATTTCTGTAGTTAGCCAATGTTCAGGAAGCATTGCTAAGCCTGGAACCAAAGTCATGATATCTGATGTTGTGGTGGTATACCAGCATAGCTCCAGACCAAAGCCCATCAAACCTATTCCCACTACTAAGAGATCCTGTATGGTGATTGAGGACAATATTTATAACTACATCGAGCCTGAGGTCTCCATAGGCCAGGTTTAAAATTGATATAATTTAATTTTGAATCTGATAATGGGCAATGCCCAAATTTCAGACTCAAGATGTCAGTTATAAAAGAATTTCTTCAGTCAAGTGTATCTAGTATAGAGGCCAATGTACAGACATCATCCTGATCAGATCATAAAACAATCTCTAGAAACTGGAGCTGATCCAATCATTTAGATTATGGTGATGACTCCAAAATGGAACACTCTGTTGACATCGGCCAAAGGCTAACCTTATAGTTCTGGAACACCCTCTATAGTGGCTAGTCTTTTGCTTTCTAAAAAAACATGCCTACTACTAACCAAGACTTTAGCTGTGTTGAATGCCAGCTAGCACAGACCATTCAGTTTATCTATACTTAGACTGAGTCTACTTGCTAAAGTAGCATCCACAGTCAGAAGTAGGGCATTGCCCTAGAATCATCCTGTACTGTGCAATATAATCTAATTAACTATAGCTGAACACTGTCTCAACCTTCTGTCTAAGAAAGCAATGACTTCAGCTTTCTCCTTTCCTAGTAGCTTGAATGAGTAATCAGGATCATTGTCGATTGACAACCTCAGACTTGTCAGGATGTTCTTATAAATGACCAATGTCAATGACACATTATTAATTTCCTTAACTGATGACAAGAAACTATTGGAGAGTACACTGTCTTTTATGTCATAATTAATACAAATGCTCCACATCTCTTCTGGGTAGTTCTTCGGAAACACCATGGCATTCATGAAACCTGCTATGATGCAAATCTCTGTGGGTATAACCACTTGATTAGTCACAAGTTCCATGTTCTATATGCAGTTATAATATGTTTTTTGTACTTTTCTCTACTCTCCCGGACTTTGTGT